CAGGATACTCTTCGGGCACCATGCTGATAGCGCCACCGGGACAGGCATTGGCGCACATACCGCACCCGATACACTTTTCCACGTCGATCACACTGTTCTCGGTGTCCGTTGCGCCGACGGGACAAACGTACAAACAAAGACAATCCTTGGTGCAAAGGCGCAAATTTCTTACTGCTTTACATTTCATTTCTTTGTCCTCCCTTCGATCTTTTCAAACTTCCACGCAGGAACTTTACATACGGGACAGATCTCGGGACATTCCTCTCCGACGTAGACGAACCCGCAAACGGTGCATACCCAAACCTGCGCGTTCGCAAGCATCGCTTCGCCCTCCTTCAGATATCTGTCGACCAAAGAGGAAAGCATCCTCGTGACCTTTTCACCCCAAACGCATACGCGTGCCGCCCCACGATCCCCATTGGCGTCCGCTGTTGCTCGCACGTCGGCATAGTCGTCGACATCCTTTAGCAAACGCGCCGCCAAGCCTTCCACGCACGCGTCTTCGACGGGAGGGGTAACGGCGGAAAAATAGGCGGCAAGCTCCCTAAACAAAGTGGCTTCTTCCGCCTTATACTGCTTTTCACAACCGCGCGCAAGGTTGGAGCAAAGCGCGGATAATTGTCCCGCGGATAATTCTTTCAAATGTGCGTCCTCCCGTATGGGACGGAAGGGATCGCCCTGCGGCTTCTCCTGTTCCGCTTCAAAATCACCTTTTGCGGCGCCGCACAGCGGGCATTTCCAGTCAGCGGGTAGATCGGCAAACGGGATCTTTTCCTTTGCCTCATCGTAGACGTGTCCGCAGATCTTACAAACGTATTTCATAGTGCTCCCTCCTTTCCAAACCCAACGATCGGGCATCACGATTCTTTGACGTTATATATGTATATTATAGCACATATGCTTATTCGTTTGCAACATTAATCAGCGGAAGGTTGGCACTCTTCGCATAGTTCACGGTGTAGAAAGTGCCGCCTTCTTCTTTTGTTAAGTAGCAGATACCATACCCACTATTATCAACCAGGTGGCGATTCCGCTTGTGCATACACCCTTTTGTATACTGCTCCGAGGTGTAGACCACCTTATCTGCCTGTGCCTTTATATTGGCATATACCCTTTTGTCCGCATTGCTCCAAAGCCGGTCCTGATCCCAACAAGGGAGAATGAGTATCAGTTTTATTTGTGGGTACTTCCTTTTTAAATCCAAAACCACCTGAGCTGCCAGGGTGTCAAATCCTAATGCACCCCCAGCACCGAAGTAAACAACTCCCTTTTGGATTAAACTTTCCACCGCGGTGGTTGTTCTCCTTCGGATGGTTTCGTAGTCCTTCTCCGGGATCTCCCGATGCCCGGTAAAGAAACAGGTTCTCTCTCGCATCATTCCCTCCAAAAAAAAGAAGTGCCGCGCCCTTTCGAGAACGGCACTGTGAAATATACCCTCTCGCAAGTTACCACACTTCTTTTCGCTCACAAATGCCTTTGATGGACAATGCAAACGCGATTGGATATAATTCCACCATGGGAATTGTATCCAGCAAAGACATTCGTTTTAAACTGTGAACGAAAAGGCGAACCTGGTCCGCCTAATCGAAAAGAAATGTGGTATGGATATTATAGCCCTTTTTACTCAGAAAAGTCAATAGTTCCGGCTATTTTGCAGCTTGTTATTACCGCCTCTTTAGCCCTTTTCATCGCACCTTTTCCTCCATACTAACCCCATTGCGGAATTGGTACACCAGGGTTTTATCTCCTCGGACCAATACGGAGTCGATCATCATCGTCCACATCCTGGCATCAAACTCCTCAATTGCATCCTCGCGTTCTTTCAACTCAAACATAAATGCGCCAATAACATCTGCCTTCCTGCGCTTTTCGGTTCTCTCTTCAGTGAGCTTCGTAATCTCAGCGCCAAGTCGCTCGTATCTCTCTTCCAGGCCTTTGTATTTCTCCCAATAGTCATCTTCGATAACAGCCGAATGGGCGCTTTGATCCACCATCTTTCGGAGCAATTCGGCGACCACACTTTCCTCTGCCTTCTTCTCTTTTATCTGGGCATCGATCTCATCGGTATTCGTCAAATACCCTTGAATGGTCCTGCAATCCTCCAGGATCTTTTCTCGGTTCAAAAGCATACGATTAACCGCTCTCACGAACCCGGCTTTGATCATCTCTTCCGTGATGGTCGGCGTGGTGCATTTTTTATCGTTGTACTTATTATTGCAGCGGTAGATTACCTTTTTGTATTTGTCCGTAGAATGCCATACCTTGGGACCATAGAAACACCCGCAATCCGCGCATATAACCCTCGCTGCGAATATCGTATTCCCGCTATACTTCGGCCCGAGACTTTTTCGGCGTTCAATCTCGTTTTGAACAATCTCGAACTCCTCTGGGGTCACTATCCAAGGATGGCTCTTCTCGACATAGTATTGCGGTACCTCCCCCTCGTTTTTCTTCTGCTTCTTCGTTAGAAAGTCGACCACGAAAGTCTTCTGCAAAATCGCCGATCCCTTGTACTTCTCGTTTCGGAGGATACTTTCGATTGTGGTGCCGCGCCAATCCGTACTCTTCTTCGAGGGGGTCAAAATCCCATCTTCTTTTAACCCTCGTGCAATGGTATATGCAGTTTTCCCTTCAAGGTACTCTCGGTAAATCCTCCGCACGATTATCGCTTCCTCTTCGACTATTTCGGGCAGGTTGTTTTCACCCCGGCGATACCCGAGAAACTGGTTATAAGGCATATAAATCTTCCCTTCAGCATAGGCTCTCCGTCTACCCCAGGTCACATTGTCCGAAATGGATCGGCTTTCATCCTGGGCGAGAGAACTCATGATTGTCAAAAGCACCTCCCCCTTGCTATCCAGGGTGTAGATGTTCTCCTTTTCAAAATAGACCTCGATTCCCTTTTCTTTCAGCTTTCGGATTGTCACCAGGGAGTCAACAGTATTCCTCGAAAAGCGGCTGACCGATTTAGTGATGATGAGGTCAATCTTCCCTTCAAGTGCATCCTTTATCATCTCTTGAAAACCTATCCTCTTCTTCGTACTCGTCCCCGTTACGGCTTTGTCCGAGTACATCTTCACAAACTCCCAGTCCGAGCGACTTTGGATATAGTTCGTGTAGTAATTTATCTGGGCTTCGTATGAGGTTTCCTGTTCCTCGCTCCCTGTCGAAACACGAGCATAGGCAGCTACCCTCTTTTTCCGAACCGCCGCCTGGGCTTGTCCGTTTTGATATTTCCGTGTTGCGGGTATGATGGTTACTTGCGGCATTGTCTTCTCTTCTCCTTTAATTGTTCTCCGAATTCCTTTCTTTTTTCTTCCGTCCAGGATGCTTTCCTCGAGTGATATTGCCACTCCTTAATAATCTCCTGTCCGTTCTTCATCTTGTAAAGCAGCACATTGTTTTGCGTGGGAATAATCTTCTCCACCCTGGCGCGGAACATTGCCTCGTCCAATTCGTTGGTCCCAAGCACCTCGCAGGTGGTGGATATTAGGATGTCCTCGGGGATTGTCTGCGTTTGCCCACAAAACTCTTTCCCTTTTTGAGAGGAAATACTGCACACCCAGGCTACCGTATAATAGGTTTTCATCCGACGATAATGCACCCCGCAACAGGGGCATTTAATCATCCCAACGAAAGGATAGCGCACTTTATTTCGCCGATCCCCATGCTTTGAAAAACGCTGTTTTCGTCTTTCCATTTCAGCCTGGATGAAGTTATAGGTTTCCAGGGGGATGATAGCTTCGTGGGTATCAAGCGCGTGGTACATTGGCAACTCGCCTTTATTCCTCTTTGGTTTCTTTGTAAGATAGTCGCTCGAGTATGAGGTTTGGAGGAGAAGATTCCCGGTGTAGTTATAGTTTTTCAGAATGGCGCTCACCCCTCCATGGTTCCAAAGACCACCGAAGCGTGTGCGGAGTCCCGCATCATTGAGTAGCTTTGATATCTTGACATACCCGAGTCCGTCCAGGTAATAGCCCACGATTTTTTTGATGACCGCCGCCTCCTCGGGGATGATTTCAAAACGTCTGTTGATGAGTCGATATCCGTATATCGTTCCGCTCCAAGGTTTGCCTTCTTCAAAGCACTTCTTTATTCGCCACTTCATGTTCTCGCTGACCGAAAAGCTCTCTTCCTGCGCGTAGGCTGCCAGGATTGTTAACATCAACTCACCCTCTGTGGTAAAGGAACTGATGTTCTGCTCCTCGAAGAAAACCTCAACACCCATCGCTTTCAGTTCCCGGACAGTTTCGAGCAGAACAACTGTGTTCCTCGCAAACCTGGATATCGACTTCGTAATGATCATGTCGATGTTTCCCTTCCGGCACTCTTCCACCATTTCAAGAAACTGTTTCCTGTTTTCCTTTGTCCCCGATATCGGCTCATCCGCGTAAACCCCGCAAAACTGCCACCCAGCGTGGTTCTGTATGAAAGTTCGGTAATAACTTACCTGCGCCGCCAGGGATTTCAGCAGGGTTTCCTTTTCGTAGGATACGCGGGCATATGCACAGACACGTTTCGGCTTCATTTTCGGGTCATATCTGGATTTGATTGTCTCTACAATTCGCTCCATTTCACACCTCCTGTTTAGGGTAGTCGTATATTACCTCTAAAGCCGAAACATATCCAGTTATTTCGAGCCACATAATCGGAAAATACTGCTGAAATTGATACCATATTTCTCACATATTTTTTCTTCTGCCTTATCATATTCCTCTTTCGTGATAATGCCCTGGGACAGCATTTCTTCTGCCATCGCCATAGCGACCCGATAGTTCATCAGATTCTCATAGTCCTTCTTTTCCATAAGACTTCCTCCTTCCAAGGTTATAACAAGTCAGGGAGCAATACACCCTGTGCGGATTTGCATAAGCCGTGAAGCGCTTACCGCAAATCGGGCAATCAAAATCGTATATCACTTTGAGGTTACGTTTGTCCCGGTTTTTTGACCACCAGGCATTTCGGCATTTATCCGAACAGAACAGTTTCTTCTTTTTATGCGGCACGGACTGAACTGGCATCCCGCATTCCTTACACACCCCGGTAACGTTCTTCTCATCGCACCGCTTCATAAAAGACTTAACCGAATTCTCGGGTAGGTTCAGCTCGGTGCAAATCCTACGGTAACCCATTCCCTGGGCGCGAAGATCTATTATTCTCGATTTCTCTTCGTTGGTCATTTCGATACCTCCCTTCACTGTTTGGAGAAAAGAGGGACGATTTCTCGGGGTGTCAGACATAAAAAAAAAGAGCCTACCCCAGAGAACAATCTCCGAGATAGGCTACTTCCTTACTTTTCCGATTCGTCTTTTCCTTTCGTTAGTTGCTTTATCGCCTGGTTCGTTCCGGTAGCCGTCAAGCCACTCGCGCCGCCGATGATAATTGCCACGACAACGTTCTCCGCAGGGATGATTTGCGGCACCGCATAGAAAGCGACCACGCCGAACACAACCCCAAGACCCGCCGCCACCAACGGAATGAACCGATTGAACTTCTCATTGTTAACCGCCACCTTAATCAGGTTCACCACCCAATACACGATCGTTGCAATCGCCGGGACGGACAATAACTCCAAATACTCCATATGTACCTCCTATTTATGAGCCTGTTTGTTTATGTGCTTTTCGATCTGGTCGATTGCCGTAGTTACGGGACCATCGCACCCCTGCTCTTTTAGACCTTTCAGACAGGCGAGAACGCCATAGGTCAAAAGTGTCTGCTCTTCCTTGATGGTTTTGATGTCATCGTCTTTCTTGTTCTGCTTCAAGTACCACCGATAGATCCCGAAGATTACCCCGAAGATTACCCCGAGTGCAGTAATCACCGCCGCTATCGTGATGAGCGTCTCACTTGTGATCGTCATTTGCTCCCCTCCTCTGTGCCTGTTTGATCATCTCGGCAATCTGCTGCGCCATAAACTGGGACAAAAGTTCCGTCATATTGATCTCGAGCTTTGCCGACATTTCGATATACTTCTTCTCCGAATCAGCCATACCCTACCTCCTTACACCAAAGTCAGGGTGAAGTTCCCTACTCGGAACAGCGGAACATAGTTAGCCGATACCGTGATAGGCGAAGTTAACGCTCCGTAAACGATCAGAGTACCACCCGATGCTGCGGTAAACAGCCCGAAGTGAGTAATCGTCCCCCAGGCGCTCGTTGCTTCCGGGAAGAAGATGATGTCCGTGTTAGAGACGGATCCGTTAGACGGATTTCCCATCACCTGCGTTGCAGACTGCCCCGAGATGCCGATAACGCTTCGTGCATATCCCAGGGTGCTGGATGGTTCGGTGAAGTTCGTACCATCTGCGTTCGGGGTACTTGTGGATAATCCCATGTAGCAGTTTGCCAGGGATCCCGTCCCTTTTCCGATCAGCCCATTGAGAATTGCCGTGCTTCCTGTGTTAGTGAATGCCATTGTTTTTGTCCTCCTTTTAAACTTCTGTTATGGTTTTGGTTTCATTGTCCCAATACAACTTTTTTAGGAATTTCAGCTCACCCATTTGGATGTAATAGCCGCCAGTGGTCTCCTCGAAATATGACCATCGGAACCCTTTGCTGTAAACGCTCTTCAGCTTCTGCGTTTCGATATCGTAGTAGTAGATCCCTTGCGGATAACTCGTTCCACTTAGGTAGTTCGACCATAACAAAAAACCACCCGGTACTTCCTTTCGGTCGATATAGGATGGTTCTTTGAATGATCCGTTTAGTGATGTCAGCGAGTGGTTTGTCCGGTTATATCGGTACATCCCTATGTTGCTTGATACGAATATGTACCCGTTGGTGACCTCCATATACTTTCGCCAGTTATAACCGCCGCTGTATATGCTGGTTACCGTTCGCGTGGATTTTTTGTAATACCTTATGCCCCCTGTATATGAGGTGCTTGTGGTATGAATGAGTATTTCATCCTCGCCATCGTCAATGAATGCCCCGCCATAAAGACCTGTCGCTAATCTTGTAAAGGTATCAGTATTTTCGTCATAGAAATATAGGGATCCATCACCACTTGTCCCACCGCATATCAAGCAGCCACCGGGGACTAACTTCATGTTTTGGTAGTAAGTATTTGTAACGATGCTGCTCCTCGCCATCGTTCTCGTTGTCTTATCATACACATATAGCCCCTGAGAACTTGTGCCATTTGTAAAAAATATCTTCGACCCACATTCGAGGTGATACATGAGATAAGTCGATGAGATCAATCTCGTTGCAGTATTGGTGGTGAAGTCATACAGATACGCGCCCACGCTATTTGCTGTTGAACAAATGATTGCTGTATCTGTGTCCTCATCGTAAATAACCTTATTCCAATAAGTCCCTTGTGTGAACAAGGACAAATCCGTCTTGGTCTCATAATCGAAATAACGCGCCCCAGCTGAGTTCGTTGAAGCAATTAACAAGCCGTGCCTGAAAGGGGTGACATAGCTCAGGTAATATGCGCTTACGTTTATGTAGGTTGCCTCCCTCGTTATGGTGTCGAAATATACATAGCCATAATACCCATTCGTTGAATAGAAGATCGCGCCATGCTCTGTTTTTACTCGTCCATCATAGGTGTACCCTGTCGACACGGGTCTCGTTATTTCCAGCGTTTCTCGATCCACCACATAACATCCGTAGTTATAAGAAGAGTTAGATGACCCGAATAGTACACAATCGTCAAACTCCCAAACCCTACCAAAAGTCCCGGCTATCGTATCCATCTCTTCCATAGTGCATAGGGATGGTCTCAACAGCACCAGTTTCCTTGCCATAGAAACGGAGGCTGCAATATAGTAGTCATCCTTTATCTTCATAGCGGTTGACAGGTACATTACCGTGGTTTCTGTTTCCGTCACGGTCTTTGTCGCTTCAGTGAAGAAGATAACCGAGTTTGCCGTACTACTCGCGGGCATTATGAGCGCTCCGACCTCCGTTTTCTTTACGACAACGCTCCCCAAGGACTTATTGAATATCGTAGTTACGGAGTGATCGCTATAATCGACATATAGCGCCATGCTTGAACTCCAAAGGATAATGCCATTCTCTAATTTCAGAGTATATGAGGAAGTATAAGCATAGCCGGAAGTCCCGATTTTAGTGATGTTCATCTCCGCCTCGTCATAGAACAACACACCGTTGGATTCTGCACTATAGGAGGTGCTACTGGATATCAGCACCCCACCCGGAATTGCAATAAAGTAATTCCAAGCACCACGACCTGTGTATATCTGAATCGCATCATAGGGTGTCACAAGCCATATACCGAAGTCCGGAAAGGTCGAGGTTGCCACCAACTTATAGTTCTTTCCGTTATAATAGGTAACCTGCAAACGCCCACTGCTTCCCGCCACCGAACTGGAGAGAAACTCGTTGAAAGTCTCCCACATAGGCGTGGCATCAGGGATACCAAAATTGAAGATCGAAGAAAGACCTTCGTCATTGGGAATGGTCACACTCCGAACTCCGTAATAAGTGATCGGATCCCCATTCTCGTCTTTAAGTATTACGTTAGGCATTACTCCACCTCCAATTTGATATCGCTCTGCGTTGCCCCATAAACCTGCCTGACAGATAACTCTTTCCCGTTTTTCAGGACAGGATAAATCCAGGCACTTGCACTGACTGTCGAAAGCGTCCCGGTCTGTGTGACGGAAATCGTAATAAGCCGTATCGACCCGTCTTTTCGATACTGCATATCCATAGTGGCTATCGCGTTCAAAAGCGACACCAACTCGTTTACTGTTTCGCCCACATCCAGATAGAGTTTTGCTCCGAACTGGTCTGTGTGTTTGACCTGCCGAATCAACAGATCCGTTCCCTGCTGCACCGGATAGTCCCAGGTTGCTAAATACTCTAATTCGGCAACCGAGGTCATCCGCGCCAGGATGCTTGCCACGATGGGTGCATAACACTGATGATCAATGTCGGCGCTCAACCCCAGGCTTACCATCACCTCGGCAGTCATAGAGTGAGAAACATCTATTACAGCCGCCGTTCCTTCAACGGTCAAGAGATGCACCACACTGGCATAGGCGGGGAGTATTTCACTCCGCAACGTTAATAGCGCCTGTGCTATACAGCTCACCCTTTCGTTGGTGCTGAACGGCTGTGATTCGATAGCGTTTGCCCCTGCATTCTCCCTAAGCTCTCCCCCAAAGTCGGCACCAGCAAACGAAGGTCGTTCCACTTCTGCCGAGGATGAAGAACGAATAGCAAGTTCGATCTCACCCATTGCCGCGGCGATCTGCTTTGCTTCTGCGTTGGGTTGCATTTTCAAGCAAGAGTCCGTTCGGTTTTCTGCATTGACCGCCGCACCGGTAACAAGGTCTGCAACGGCAACCCACAATTCAAGACACAGCGCGTCCATCACTGTCGTTGCCATCCCACTCATTCCCGCGATGATGTCCAACGAAATCTCTTCTCTCCTCTCCGCAATCACGCTCCTACCGATCTCAACGGCTGCGTGAATGGTGTTCGTCATCGCAGTTATGGCTTCCAAGTAGGAAACCTTTGTGTATTCAAGATGCATCTCTCCTACGAGAGACAATAGGAGAGACAATTCACCGGAAAGGCGTGTCGATTTTCGCCTGATCATCGTTCCGCTCCCCGTCTCGGCTTGCTCCACTACGGCAGACAGCGGACTGCTTTCTTCGGCGATTGCGGTACCACTGCTACCTACGGACCCACCTGCTTGACCACTCATCGGATTCGATTCCAGATCACCCAAGGTTGCCGTCCCTTCCGCTTGTGCTTGCCCTGTTGCTTTTATCGGCATAGAGCGTTGCTTTATGAGCGTAACGAAAAGAGACAGCATCATACGGAGGTTCTTCTCCATATATGCCATCAGCGCGTTTACCACTATCATTTCGTTTTGCGATGAGAGCATCATCTGCAGAGTGGTCCATTCAAAGGAAGCGCCCTCATCGGATTGCAGAGTTTGCTCACCCCCGAGAGCGTGTCTTTCCTTATGCTTTATCGACTTCTTTTTTGCCTGTAACAGTTCAGCCGAGTTTCCGCTTGCTGCACTTACAACAGCCTGAACAGGGACTGATGGATATGCATCCGCATTGTCCACACCTTTTATCTCCACGACCTCATTGGTCTGCAAGGCGCTGACTTCCGGGTTCTCCATATTGGCAGTCGTATCAAGCGGCGTTCGTTCCCGAACATCCATCGGTGCGCTCAACACCAAGCGCAGGTTCTCAATAAACCGCAAAGCCTGGTAAGCGAAACCGGATATACCACCTGACATATCGGATAACTCCAGTTCTGCTCGAATGGAAGTCTCTATCCGGTCAAGTGTCTCCATGCTAACCGCTGGTTTGTTTGCAAGCGCAGCATTGGACACAAGCTCCGTAACGCTGTTCGTCAAAAGGTCAATTGCTCCCAGGATGTCTGCCTCTGCGATGAACTCTCCGATGTGTTGTGCTACGGCATTCATCTCGCTCAACTGTCCGGTGCCGTTGATGATACCGATCATCAGGTTGAGCCGTTCGGTCAATTCCAAGAAGTACCGCCCATACACGAAATCGGCAGCATTGTCCCCTGCATCGGCTATTCCGTGGAACTCTGTTCTGCCCAAGTACCCCTGCTCCGAGGGATCAATCGCCCAAGACCACCAAAGGTAGCAAACATTCAGCACGGCAGAATTCATTCGTTCTGCGGTCAGGTTCGGATAGTTCGCGCTCATCAGAGTGTTCTGATAAGAGGAATACCTATCTTGCCATCCGTGCCGAAGCTCGTCCGTTACCTCCTTGATTTTCTTTACCAGGTCATTCCATACAACCTTTGCGAATGAGGTTGTCAGTCCGTTGGAGGTGATCGCCGTATAGGCTCTTTGCGTTTGCAAGTCAGTAGCAGAGCCGTTTGAGGTAGTCCAACTCCAAGGTACTATCATTTGACTACCCCCTTATCCGAATCGTGCTATCGCGGACCCCGTGTAGATGTTTTTCATTGTGCGGTCACGGACCACATACGCCGTATTGTCCGAGAAGCGGAAGAAGATGCCGTTGTATCCTACCTTCGCCTCAAAGTCCCCGGTTTCATCTTCGGGTTCAGCGTTACCGATCCAAAGACCATCGGAGAACTTCTTCACAAGACCGAAGTCCGTGCTTGCACCGCTTCCCGAGCCGAGTTGCAGGAAAGGATAGTCCTCGTCTTCGGTGGTATAACCCAAGCGAAGTTTGACTTCTCCGTCACCGTTATAGACATCAAAGCCTGTATCGGTCATCTCAGAATAGCCGGAGTCATCACCGGGTCTCCCTGCAAAGTACCTTCCTCCGTAAATCACGGAGTTCCCCTGCATATACACGTTGCCGTTGACATCCACTCGGAAACGGTCTGCTATGTTTATCTCGCCGCCATCGACATCGATATTCCCAACGAAGGTGTACTCCCCCGTCTGCGGATTGAAATACAGCTTGTCCTGCATCTCCCCGGTCTCGTCCACCGCTCTCATCACGAACCGATCAGCGTTGATGATGATCTCACCTTTGCCATCGGCGCGAGTAATGGTCAGTCCGTTCTCGTCTGCGATCTTGACTCCGTAATAAGCGGTGTCCTTCTTGACCGCATTGGACTCCATCCGAACGAGCTGGGTTTCCAGTCCCGGGGTTTCGGTATCAACATCAATCGTTACCTCTTTTGAAGTAAACGGATCATAGGTCTTGCCAATAACCCGAACATACTCGTTGATACCGAGGGTGTTGAACGAAAAATGCACCTCGTCCCCGATGTCGATATTTGTCGGAGAACGCAAGGTGCAAGCATAACTTTTCGTTCCTTTGGCTTTGTCAGTTGTCTTACTGATGGATACCACGTTCCCATCCACAAGTTCCTTCGGAGTCGTTGACCCTCTGTGGTTATAGATGTGAACGAAGTACCCCTGGAACATCGGCTCATACCCGAATTTCTGACAGAAGTCCAGCACCATTCCGCGCGAGGTCGAGTTGCTGTTGATCGAGTAAACCTGTGTAGTGGTCGGCTCAACGGACCCGCAGATGAACCCACTCCCATATAGGATTGCGGAAATGATCTCCTGCGGAGTCCCTTGCAACGATTGTGCCTCTTGGACTATTGATGCCAAGCGGTATGAAACGTGTTCGCATGAGCAGGAAAACACAGGCTTTCCCGCCGAAATGCTTTTCTTTATGGATACAACATCGTAGTACTCGCCGCTGTATTCCAACACATAGTTCTGACTATCGCTCAATCGGAGAAGGTCATTCGTCAAGAGCGTTTCAAAGGTGAGGGTCTTTGCCGTAGATAGCTTCTCCTGTATCTTGCAGGACATTACCGCACTCACCGAAGCGACTCGCGTGTTGTCCCTGGTACGAAAGATCAAGTCCATTAAGTCACCCCCAACGCCCTCTTGAGCGATATGTTTTTCTCGTATTGGATTTCACTCGTTGCCGATGCGATCTCCTTGCCGTCAAGGTAGAGCGGCACCGAAATCTTGATAGGCACATCGGATGAACTCAACCCCGCCGCACCACTGTATATCGGTGAAGTCATAAGGCTGTCATCCGCTATGCTGTTAAGATGCGCTCTTGCATCAATGTCGAAATCTGTCGGTAGCGCTTTCTCGATGTCCTTATCCACCTTCTCCATCTCATCCACGAAACCGATGCCGAGACCCATCGACATATACTTACCGATTTCGGCGAACTTCTTTGACGGCGAGTGGATCCCGAAGAAGTCCTTGATGCCGTTCCAAAGATTCTTCGCCCACCCGGATACTTTGTCCCAGATCCACGATGCAAGAGACTGGATGCCTTCCCACAAGCCGCGAACAAGGTTTTTACCCACTTCCGCGACCTGCCCAACGCCCTGCCCGAGCGCCGACACAATGCCCGAAATGATCTGCGGCATTGACTTCACGATCTCCATCACGATGTGAGGAAGGTCGGCAATCAGCGCCGTCAGCAAAGTGATACCAGCCTGTATGAGTAGCGGAATGTTATCTATCAATGCGTTTATGATGCCCGTGATTATCTCCGGGATCGCTGCCACTATCGTTAGGATGATATCGGGCAGGTTCTGAACGATGGAGGTCAAGAGTTGCACACCCGCATCGATGAGCATCGGGATTGCACTCAACAAGCCCCCGATAATGCTCCCGATGATTTGCGGTAGCGCCTCTACGATTGCCTGAATGATGCTCGGTAATGCCCCAATAATCGAAGTCAGCAGTTGGAAGCCCGCATCGATGATCATCGGAATCGCATCGAGGATGAAGTCAATGAGCGCATCTATAAGCGCGGGCAACTCTCTTATAAGTCCCGGCACGGCATCAAGTATTCCCCTTGCCAATGCCATCACAAGTTCCAGCGCTGCTTTCAGGACCAACGGAAGGTTTTTCGTTATCGTTTTGGTTATTTCGTTCACCACGGCAATAATGCTCGGAATAAGTTTCGGGATTGCTTGAGTCAGTCCTTTTACCAAGGTGACAATCACCTGGATTGCCGTTTCCAGCAGTTTCGGAAGATTATCCAAGATGCCGTTGACGAGTTCCATCACAAGAAGCAATGCACCCTCGGCAATCCTCGGCAAAGCGGAAATCAAACCTTCCAAAATGGCAAGTACAACTTCCACTGCGGAGGAAACGATCATCGGCAAATTGTCCACGATCGCCTTACCAATCGACATCAAAAGGCTTTTGATAAGATCAAGTATTACCGGGACATACTGCATAATGGAGTTAAGCGCCTTCGGGAGAATCCCCGAAATGACATCCCCCATCTTGGAGATATCACCGTTCGCATCGAGGATGCCGTTCGTGAACTCACCTAAAAGGTCAACCCCCTCTCCCGCGAGTTGCGTTAGCACCGGAAGAAGTATCGTACCGAGAGCGTTCTTGGCAGCGGTCGTTCCCAGGGTGAGCTTCTGCATCTGATCATCGAACGCCCCATAAGCGCCGAGGGTCTCTTCCGAAACGATGTACCCTGCCTTTCGAGCCTCTTCGCCAAGTTCCCTCATCCGCTCCGAGCCGGAAGTGATAAGAGGGTTAAGTTCCTGCGCCGACTTACCGAAGATGGTCATCGCAAGCGCGTCTCTCTCGGTTTCGTTCTCTACCTGTCCGAGAGCATCTATCAGTTCCCAATAGACTGTATCGCTATCACGGAGTTCTCCGTTTGCATCAACCGCCGCGACTCCCAACTTGTCATAAGCCTCGACCATTGACTTGGACCCGTCTTGCACGGACTTCATCGACTTGATTTGTTTTGCCATCGAACCGGTCAAGGTTTCAGTCGAAACATCCACCAACTCCGCCGCATACATATATTCCTGCAACTTGTCGGTGGCTATGCCGGTTACTACGCTTTCGGTGAGAACGGTGTCGGCGTACTTCGCGCCCTCTCGGGTCATTTCGATGAGTTCTTTTCCGGCTTTTACCGCTGCCGCCGCGACTGCCGCAAATGCCACCGCAATGGTAGTTGCGACACCCTTGCAAACAGTCCCGAGCGCCTCAAACTTACCGGAGGAATCATCGGCGTCTTTCCCTGCCTCTTTGACATCTTTGCCCATCGAGTCGGCGGCATCACCGGCTTCGTTGAACCCATGCTCGGCGGCATCAAGAGCGCTGTTGTTTTCCCTAAGCTCCCTCTCCATTCGGTTGAGTTCTGCTTGGGCGTTATTCAGTTGCGTTGCCCATGCCTGGGTTCGGCGGTCGTTTTCACCGAACGATGACGAGGCGTTGGCAAGAGCAGCGCGGAGGGTTTCGATCTTCTGTTTTTGCGTATCGATGTTTTTGGTCAGCACCTGGTTCCGAGCCGTCAATGCTTCCACCGACTTATCCTGGGAGTCGAACGAGGACTCTACCAGTTTCATCTCGGACCCGAGAACCTTCATCTGTGAATTGATATCGGCGAGCGCTCGCTTGAACTCTTTCTCACCTTCAACACCGATTTTTACACCAAAGTTATCAGCCAAGCTGTCTCACCTCCTTTTCCGCGCGACATCAGATACCGAAGGGGATAACCTCTTCGATAAAACGCTCACGCCGCGGTTTACTGATTCCGTTGAATTGTTTATAGATCTCCCACTGGTCCAACAGATGACCAAGGGGCATGAGCCACACTTCCCTTTCCGTTCTGCCGAGAAGCGTGACTCCGTAAAAGATCAAGCGGGCGAAAAGCTCCTCGTCACTTACGCCTTCCGTCCGATTGCTCAGTTTTTTGGCTCTTCACTCACGACCTCACGCTTGGTCCCTTTCAGCAAGGCATCCATAATTGCCTCTTTGAATGCCGCTATCTCAAAGGGAGTCGTTAAGAGTTCAACCGCCTCTTGGTCGAGCAGTTCCTTCTTATCGTTGGGGTTCTGCAGATTGTGAATGAGAATCGGCTGATTGGC